GCATCCTCTTCCTTAATCTTAGGATCAAACACCATAAAGTATTTGTTACCTTTGAGGCCAGGATGTTTCTTAGCATAGCGAATATAATCCCACTCAATAAGTTTCTTAATATGTCTTGAAACAGTTGATTGGGTTATATGTAAATTCTTAGCTATAGTTATTTGGTTCGGCCAACAGACACCTTGCCTTGATGTATAGTTACCAAGTGCTGCAAGGATCATGAAGGTTCTCGGATAAGTCTTGAACCTTTTATCTATTACAGCTCGTTGAGGCAGTACACAAAAGTGGCCAGGTGTTCTACCCTTACCATAATCAGCTTTTTTTTTATCACTCATTATCTGGTTGGGCCTCTGATTTTAGCTTTGCCTCAAGTTTGCTATAATCGGACCACAATTCAATTCCACTTTCTTTTTTAATACTCCAACAATTAGTCTTATCTCTTTTTAATCTTATGTGATGAATAACAGTTGTATGATCTCTGCCACCACATGCTCGGCCAATAGCTGGTTGAGATGTATGAGTAAGCTCGTTACATAAGTTAATATAGATAGATCTAACTCTAACAAGATCAGCATGTCTTTTCTGAGACTTTACATCACCAGGACCTACCTCAAAATAATCACAGACAGCCTCAAGTATATCCGAGATCCAAACTCTTTTAGCTCTCTCACTTGGCTTAGGTTTATACTTATCTCTTCTCTTCAATACCCTAAGCTCATCCATTAACTTATCTATCTTGCTCTCCAGATAGTCTATTCTTTTTTTAATACCATCATCTTTAGGTTGAGCAATAGCTACAGATCTTTGTTGTACATATTCAAAACCAGGTGGTGGCTTGATTACATTATTTGGGATCTTTGTCATTCTTATCCTCTTTCTTTTTAGGTTTAAATGGATAGATGTGTACTCCAGGATTTAATAATTCCTCCAGATCTGCCTCGGTTAAATCCATTGGATCCTTATCCTGGGCCTTTTTCTTTGGTGTCTTTTTCTTAATCATGTCTGTTAGTTCTTTGAGTAATCTCTCAAGATACCAATGGGCCTTACCAGCATCATCTCTAGCTCCTTCAAGAGTTTCAACTTTCTTACCCATTCGCATGATGTATTTGCAGATATTAAACTTGATGGCTCCAATCTTCTCTGCGTCTGTAAACTGAGATGTTATTGCATCAAAAGTTTGTATTGGATTGTCTTGGTAGTGTGATGGATTTATTTTATCCTTGCTCATTTGATCCTCCCATTCTAGCTGCGTTAAGCATTTTATCTATTCGGTCCTGGATAACTTTAGGTCTTATAGATATTCCCATCTCTAAGATTTCAGAGACTAATGTAGCCATAGGTATTCTCTCTACCTTAGCTTGGTCCTGGATCTTATCTTTTAATTTTTCTGGGATTTTTAAATAGAATGGTACAATCTTCATATTTTTAGCCATTTTTACCTCCTTAAAAAATATTTAAAATATATCTTGCAAATATATATATAATCCTTATATTAACAATATGAACAAAATAAGACCACTAATAATAACTAACAAAGGAGCAAAGTAATGAGTGCATATCAAGTAGATACAGAGTGTTTAGGTAGAGTATTAAAAGCTATCAGTAAGTCTGGTGCTTATGGTCCTAGATACAAACAAATAAGTAAACTTAAAAATCAATATGAAAAAAATGCTGGTAAGGTTTTTGATCAGTTATTGGATCTTAATAGATTTAGTTTAGCTGAAAGATACCCAGATGACAGCCAGGAATTACATCATGATGTAGATAGAAACAAAGCTGTTTGGTACAGCAGACAATTAGGTCATGCAGATGTACAATTATATAAGAGCTTAGGTTGTTTTTTATATCAAGCATGTGAAGGTGATGCTAACAAAAAAAACTTATACAAAACTTTGGATGCTATCAAAGATGTATTTGCTCATGACTTAGCAAGTAAGCATCCTGGTTATGAAGATGCAAAGTGGGGTTAATCATGGATAAGATTGTAGCTTTAGTAAGAGTAAGTACAGACAAGCAAGATGTAAACAATCAAAAGTTTGCAATAGAAAAGAAATATCCTGGATATGATATTGCCTGGTTTGAGGAGCCAGGCATATCTGGAGCAAAGCTATTAAGAAATAGACCAGTATTCCAGGATGCAGTTAAGACAGCTAAGAAATTAGGTGTACCACTTGTTGCATATTCTATGAGTAGATTAGGTAGGACCTATGAGGTAGGACAATTTTTGGAAGATAACAAAGGTAAAATAAAATTAGATATTTTAGATACACCTATCTTAGATGATGCAATAGCTGGGTTCCATGTAGCTATCAATAGAATGGAAAGAATTAATATTTCTAATAGGACCAAGGCAGCTTTAGCTAGATTAAAAGCTGAGGGTGTTGATCTTGGTAACTTGACTAACTTAGCTGAGGTAAGAGTAAGAGGTCATGCAACAATCAAAGCTAATGCAGATAAGTACGCAAAAGATATTAGAGATATTATTGAAGGCATCAAACTTGCTGGAATAAAAACACTCCAGGGAATTGCAGATGCTTTAAATAACAGAGGTGTCAAGACTTATAAGGACAGAGCTTGGTATCCTACAACAGTAAAAAATGTCCTTGAAAGGGAGGCTGCGTAATGAGTAGTGATCAATTAAAAACAGTAAGTATGGTATCTGCTTTGTTTGAAATCATGTCAAATGACAAGGACCCAAAACAAAGAGAGAGTAAAGTTAAGCAACAAAAAAAGTTCTTTGAAACTATACCTGGTATTAGTTTTCCAGAGGATTGGGATCAGTTACCAATAGAGGAAAGAGAGAAAAGACTTAAAAAAATACAAGACTTTAATCTTAAAAAGGGGGTTGATAATGAACAGAATATGGACTAAATATATAAACAAGATGAACATAAAAGAAACATTATTGTTTATAGCAGAGGGTGTAGCTTTCTTGTTATGCTTGGCTGCTATCTATTTTATTGTCATGTTTGGATGCGTGATGGTTGATAGTTGTTACTATTACTATGTTCCAGGAGGGGGATCTTGATGGGAGATAGTGGTAGAAAAACATCTTATAAAAGAAAAGAACTAGGAGGGAGTGTTGTTGGCTCCCTCTTAGTAAAAAGTTTCAAGACACCAAACCAAATCTTGAAAGATGCTCTTAATGAGTATGAAGGCAAGGAGGCTACAAATGACATAGCTAACGAACCAAAGGTTGTTGCTGGTAGAGAATTAGAACCAGTAATTTTAAAGATCTTCATGGACCAAGTGAAACCTTTTTGTAATAATAAACAAAAGGTAAAAATGACTGTACCTAATGCAGCTCACTTGTATCAGTTGAAGAATGGAAAACTCGGTAGCTCTTTAGATGGTATGCTACACATATCTCCAGGTAATCTTGAGCTCTCAGACTACACAAAAAAAGTCTTTAGCTTATCAAAACAAGTTGTCTTAGAGTGTAAGAATTATTCTGGAGCTGCCGAGGATGAACCTTATCCAGCTTACAAATATCAAATACAACAAGCTCTACTAACTACTGGATGTGAGCATGGTATCTTAGTTAGATTTGTTAGAGGTTGGCAGCTACAATGGTTTGTATATCCAAGAGATCATAAGATGATTGATGAGATTATAAATGCTGGTGAGGATTTCTGGAATAGGTTTGATGGTGTTAGACAAGGACATGATTACTGGTATCCACCTCAAGATACAAAAGAGGCAAGTGAAATCTACAAAGGTAATGGATCTAAAGAGGTCCAGGATATGAGTACCCATAATAAGTTAGGTATATTAATTGAGCAATATGTATCTGCATCTACTGATGAGAAAGATGCAAAGAAAAGAAAAGATGCTGCATCAATGTATATGAAAGAAATTGTTGGAGCTAATGAGGTAGTACAATTTAATAACTACATCATAAGACACTCAACAAATCAGAAAAAGAAAACTAAATCTGTAACCATACCTGGTGAGTTCACTAGCTATAGAAGGTTTACAGTAGAAGGAGGAAAGTAATGACTAAAAAAAATGTTACATTATCTGATGAAGTTATCACAGAAAAAGAACATGCAAGAAGATATGAAGAGGAAACTAAAAAGGTAACATCTAATATTTACAAAAAAATATTTGAGGTTCAACATGAATGTAAGACTGTAATTAAAGATCCAAAAAAAGGATTACAATACAAACCACTTACATATAATTCAGTTAATGGAATAGTTAGACCAGCTCTTAAAAAAGCAAAGCTAACTTTAATACCTTATGTAAAATCACATGAACAAATTGATAATCAAACTAGATGTGTGATGGCTGCAAGGGTAGTTGATATAGAGACTGGAGAACATGTAGATGTAGGAGATTACTTTGGCTATGGTAATGATACCCAGGACAAAGGACCAGGTAAGGCCATGTCTTATGCTTA